AGAATAAATGGAATTAGTACTTCTATACAATCTCCTATAAACATCGATGATTATCATGTAAAAATTGATAGATCATCCGCAAAAGGAAATAGTAGATTAAATGATGGATCTACTACAGATGCTCCAGAACTCTCATTCAATGATGAAAAACAAATAGGAGGCAATTCTGTTACTGCTTCAGAAAACTTGGTGTTTAATTCAATAACTCCATCCTATGACATACTTACTCCAGGATCAACTACTTTTGTAACAGGAAAAATTAGAACAACAACTGCAACTAGTGTTGATGGAACAGAAGCTTCGTTTAATGATAATGGATATGAAGATATTCAGTTAAATTCATTAAATTCACTGTCTTCTTTAAGAATGGTTGCTTCTGAACAAAATCAAGATCAATATTTGACATCTCTTCCAAAGAAAAAATCTTTAACAACTGCTATCACATTTAATTCTAACGATCCAAATAGTGTTCTTTCACCAATATTGAATCTGGAACAAGCAAGTTCGATACTCAATTTAAATAGGATAAACAATCCTATCTCAAATTATGCAGGTGATAATAGATCGAATTCAGTTATTGATGATCCACATGCTTCTGTGTATTATTCAAATATATCAACTCTCCAAAATCCAGCATCTGGACTCAAGGTAATTGTTGCTGCAGAAAGACCTGGAGACGCTGACTTTAGAGTTCTTTATACCACAATAAAAGCAGACTCTAGTGAAATTGAGCAGTCATATGAATTATTCCCTGGATATGATAATCTTAAGGAAACGACCGAAGGATTCTTGGTTGTTGATCCATCTAAGAACAGTGGATTGCCCGATAAAAAGGTTAGATCTAGTTTGGATGGAGAG